GAGAAGCACCGATCCCGAACTACAAAAGAGTTTGTATATGAGGTGTACTGCCAATCCGGGTGGAATCGGTGGGTGGTGGATTAAGAAGATGTACATTGATGTAGGTGAACACAACAAACCGTTTCCTGCAGCAGATGTCGAAACAGGTAAACCATTCATGTGGCCGCAAGGACACGAAAAGGAAGGTCAACCTTTGTTTTATCGTAGGTTCATTCCTGCGAGACTAACGGACAATCCGTTTCTTATGGCAGATGGACAATATGAAGCTATGCTTCGTTCACTACCAGAGATAGAACGAAAAAGATTACTTGAAGGGGATTGGGATGTAGCCGATGGTGCAGCCTTTCCAGAGTTCAGCAGGAGTAGACATGTTGTGGAGAGCTTCGAATTGCCAACTAACTGGCCCCGTATCAGGGCAGCTGACTACGGGTATGCGAGTCCTTCTTGCGTTCTTTGGGGTGCTATTGATTGGGATAATAATATCTGGATTTATCGGGAGTTATACGTAAAACAGTTGACAGCAGAACAATTAGCTGATAGAATACTAGAAGCAGAGCAACTCGACCCTCTCCCTCACTACACAGTACTTGATGCTTCTTGTTGGAACAAGACAGGGTTTGGTCCTTCCATAGCAGAAACAATGATGAGATGTGGTGTTCGCTGGATACCATCTGATCGTAACAGAATACAAGGTAAGATGGAAATACATCGTAGGCTTGCAGATGACCCAAGAACAAATGAACCTAGATTACGAGTGTTTTCTAATTGTAGCAACACTGTCAAGCAATTGGCAGCAATTCCTCTTTCCAAAACTAACAGCGAAGACGTAGACACTAAAGCAGAAGATCACGCATACGATGCTCTAAGATATATGTTAATGACAAGGATGACAGGGTATGCAGCGATTCATCAAACGCTTAATGGCATCAAGGCTCAAGTCTATCAAGTACAAAATGAAACATTTGGATATTAGTAAATGGCAGAAATAACAGACACAATGACTTTAGGTGATGCTTTAGATTTCTCTATAGATAGAGCTATATCCCTAGATGACAATGCTGCTGCAGACAGATTAAAAACTTTTAAAAATAACATAGGCAAAGGTAAGCTAGGTAAAAATGTAGGATTAAGTAGTGACTATGCTTCCACCTTAAAAAGTCCAGAGTTTATAACAGAAGTAGGAGAAAAAGGAACAACAAAAGCAAACTACTATACATCTGCACAAGCTCTTGAAAAATACGTAAATCAAGGAAACATTGAACTAGATAAACCTGAAACAAATGTATTCGGAGCAACTGGTACAGCAAAGAAGTCAGGATTAAGTAAAGGTCAAACTCGTGGTGCATTAAATATGCGTGGCACGATACCTATGGCAGAGATAGATAAAATTTACGCTGAAGGTTTTGATGCTATAAAAGCTGACAAAACTATAAGTGAAGCTACAAAGGATTTTTTATTCTACCACAGATACACAATACAAAGAGTTGATACCATACTCGAAGACAAGCCAGACTATAAATCCTTACGCTTAAGTGATGTAACTGTATTTGATGAGGATGGTGCTACTACTGTTAGCGTGGCAGGTGAAACACGAGGGAAGAAGACAAGAAATCCTGTAACTTACAAAGGTGCTTTTGCAGAATTTTTAAAAGATGTATACGAGAAAGCAAAAAGTGCAAACCCTAAAATGCCTAATGCTGAAATTAAATTATTTAACACAAGCTCTGCTAGAGCATCATCAGCATTTAAAAAACACATAGCTCCTTTGTTTGTTGATAAATTTGAAAGTTTCCTACCTATTGACAAGAGTGGTAAGGTACAAACAGGTCTAACAACTATAGTAAGATCAGCCACTATTGAAGCTCTTGAAAGTGATTTAAAGTTGACTGGCAGTCTTGGTGACGATTTTATGGGTCACAAAGATACAACCACAAAAGGAAAATCATACAAAGCAAATAGTCCTGAGTCAAAGTCAATAGGAAACATAACAGAGAACTTACTTAAAAACTCTGCTACAAATTTACAAACAGGCACAGTTAATTCCCTATTTACACAGTATGGTATAAACTCTCCGTCTTTAGATTTAAATACATCAGGTAAATCTTTCCCTGCACACGAGGGTAAATTTTCTTTTGGAACTGCCAACTTAACAAAAGAAAGCGTGGCAAGACCTCCTACAGATGCAGAGATAAAACTTGATGCCGCAAAGACTTTAACGAATGTAAGAAAAGAAGAACTTGTACAAGAAGAATTAGAAACAAAAAAATTAGGTAAAACAAAAGAAAAGTTAGCTTTACAAAGTCAAGTTGCTGAGTTAACCAATGAACAAACAATTAAAAAAATAAAACAAGAAGATAAAGACAAGGCAGTAAGAAAACAACTAAAAGCTGAAAATGCAATCCTTGCTAAACAAGAAGCCTATAAAAACATATCACCTGAAGGTGTAGAGATGTTAAAGGCTCAAGGTCTTTGGGATGATATAGTAAAAGGTGCGACTGATGCTGCGAAGTCTAAAGCAGGTAAAACTATCTTGACAGGTGTGGCAGCAATAGCATCTACAATTGCAAAGTCTGCTCCTATATTAACACCCGTTCCGGGAGCTATTGAATATTCAGAATCTAGAGATGAAGGTAGATCAGTACCTGAATCTGTAATGAGAGCAGGCGTTGAAACAATTAATCCGTTCCCATTCAGTATGAGAGATGTAGATAAAACAATTGAATCTGGAGTTGAAAAAGCTGCAGAAGAAACAGGAGGTGGGTCTTTCTTAGATGCACTTTCAGGCTCATTGACAGGTATGCCAATGGGATTAGCTGGGGGATATTCCTCTGGTGGATTTGTAAACAGGCAGAATAGGAGATAACTATGCCAGACAATAACTATAACTACGGTGCTGCATACATAATGGGCAGTGACAAAACTTCAGTTGATGACCCAATGGGATCAAATCAATTAACTAGAGAAGGAATGGACTTTGATACGTCAAACAACGGTAACAATGAGTTACAAGTTGATATGCCAAAGAAACAATCCAAACCAACAGTAGAAGCATCTCTGTTTAAAATGGCTGAAGAAAGAGACTACTAAAATATAAGGATTACACATGGCTGATAATTTCCTTGAACCAGAAGACGATACTGCTATACCTATACAAAACCCTGCAGAACAAATGCCGGGTCTTGCAGGTTATGTAAGAAAAAAGTTTGACGATTCTGAGAATGGAAGACGTACCCACGAACACAGGTGGCTACAAGCTTACAAAAACTTCAGAGGAATCTACGATTCTACTACGCAGTACAGAGATTCTGAAAGATCAAAAGTCTTTATAAAAATAACTAAAACAAAAGTTCTTGCGGCATATGGTCAGATAGTTGACATACTATTTGCTAACAAGAAGTTTCCGTTAGTTGTCGAGCCTACTCCAATGCCTGAAGGTATTGAAGAGTTTGCACATCAAAAGACTCCTCTTGATGAAATGTCCGACCCTTATGGTTTTGAAGGAGATGGTCAACAGCTTGCTCCGGGTGCTTTGTCGATAGAAAAACCTCATAAGTTGGGGTCATATGATAAAGAACTTCCTAATGTCTTAGCTGCAGGACCTTCCAAGATGGGAGAACCTCAAGTTAAACCTGCTCAAAAGATGGCATTACGAATGGAGAAGTGTATTCACGATCAATTATTGGATACTAATGCTGTAAATGTATTTCGTAAAGCTATCTTTGAATCATCTCTTTTAGGTACAGGTATTGTAAAAGGACCTTTCAACTTTTACAAACGTGTTCATAAGTGGGAGAAAGATGAGCAAGGAAATAGAACATACGTTCCTTATGAAAAAGTAGTACCTCGCATAGAATCTGTTTCTGTGTGGGATTTTCACCCTGACCCGTCTGCTACTAGCATTGAAGACTGTGAGTATGTGATACAAAGACATCGTATGAGCAGACAACAGTTACGATCTCTTGTCATGCGACCTCATTTTGATGCAGAAGCAATAGAAGAATGTTTAGCTGAAGGTCCTAACTACGAAGATAAGTATTACGAAGATACTATCCGTGAAGATGAAACCGAACCATACTATCAAGAGAATAGATTTGAAGTTCTTGAGTATTGGGGAGTCATTGATAAAAAATACGCTGACGAAGTCGGCATGGATGGCATCAATGAAATGTCAGAGTTTGATCAGATACAAGTAAACGTGTGGGTATGTGGTAGCATGATACTTAGATGTGTAGCTAATCCTTTTACTCCTGCTAGAATACCATATCAAGCATTTCCATTTGAAATTAACCCTTATCAGTTGTGGGGTGTTGGTGTAGCAGAGAACATGGAAGATGCACAATTGCTTATGAATGGGCATGTAAGAATGGCTATCGATAACTTAGCACTTGCAGGTAATCTTGTGTTTGATGTAGACGAAGCAAGTTTAGTTCCCGGACAGAACATGGACATATTTCCCGGAAAGATATTCCGAAGACAGTCTGGTGTGACAGGAACTGCAATCAATGGTCTTAAATTTCCAAACACTGCAGGTGAGAATATACAGATGTATCAAATATCTCGTCAACTTGCAGACGAAGAGACGGGTATACCATCAATTATGCACGGACAAACAGGAGTTACAGGAACAGGTAGAACTGCAGCAGGTTTATCTATGTTAATGGGTTCTGCAGGTCTTGCTATGAAAACAGTCATAAAGAATATTGATGATAATCTACTTAAACCATTAGGAGAAGCATATTTTCAATGGAACATGCAATTCAATGAAGACGTAGAAGATATACAGGGCGACTTAGAGATCAAACCTCGTGGGGTAGCGGCAGTAATGCAAAAAGAAGTACGCAGTCAGAGATTAACATCATTACTGCAGACCGTAGCAAATCCTATGCTTGCACCTTTTATTAAGATACCTAATCTTATGAGAGAATTAGCAATTGCACAAGACATAGACCCCGATAGTTTAGTCAACGATGCAAACGAAGCTCAAATATACGCAGAAATGTTGAAAGGAATGATGGCAGATGCTCAACAAGGAACAGGCGAGGGTACTGACCCCAATAGTCAACAGCAAGGAATGGGGCAGCCTAGTGGAGTACCTCAACAACCTCAAGGAACTGACAATCAAGGGAATGGTAACGGCACAATCGGAGTCGGAGCTACGCCAACTGCAGGGGAAGCTGGGTTTACTGGAAATGCTCCTCAATTTGAAGAATAACCATGAGAAGGTAATTAAAAATGGCTGAAGAAGATACAGTTGGTACAACTCAAAGTGCATATGTTCCCGGTAGGGCATTAACTGCTGACCAATATTCAGGTGGTTTTGTAGATTTTTACAAAGATTACTTAGGTTCAACGGGTGTCAACGTTGGAGACGATGATGATGATGATGACGATGATGATAAACAAAAATATGTAGCTCCCAACATAATGAACGTTGGTGGGGGAGACAGCGATGGTGGTAACACCTTAAATCTTCTTTCCATACCTTTAGGAAGTAACGAAACTTTTTATGATTCAAAAGTATCAGCCGTTGATTTACAAAGTATGGACTTAGGTTCTAAGTCTTGGGAAGATTATAAAAAAGGTAAAGGACTTGCTGATAAATCAGACTTTAAGAGAAATGCTTCAATAACTGGTGGTGGATTAGCTTTGGCAGGTATGTCTGGAGCTATGATTGGTAGTGCAGTATTAGGTAAACCTACACAAACCCCGTGGGGTACTGAAAATTTAGGTGCAGGTATGTTTGCTGCAATAGGAAATCAAGCCGCTTCTATGAAGTACGAAGCACTTAAAGAAATACAAACTCTAGCCGCAACAGAAGATTATGAGTTTACAGATATAGATGGTACAAGCTACAGCAAAGGTGATGGTGGGTATGCTATAAAGGTTGATGGTACTACATTAGTTAGAAGTCCGGGAAACTCTCAATACATAGGCACGTTACCTATGGGTGCAAGTAATCAACAAATACTAAACCTAGAAGCTATACAAAAAGGTTTTTTACCTGCGTCTAACGGTATCTCAAACGAAGAGGGATTTGGCGTAACTGGGTTAGGTGGGTACACAGCTACTGGTGCTTTTAGAGATGCCAACGGTAACACGGCAGCTTACGGATCAATGGCAGCTTTACAGTCTTTAGCAAAGACAGATTTTAATGGAGACATAAAAAAAGCTGAACAATGGTTATCTGAAGTAAGAAAAGATAGAAGTATATTTGACTTTAGTCCTCATATGAGTGTTAAAGAAGCACAAGCAATTAAAGACAGAATAAATGGAACAAGTTCTGGAGACGTAAGCACTACGACCACTGCAACAAACAAACCTTTTGGAAAAGATGAAAACCGTATGGGTAGAGGTACGTACACTCCTATGGGTATGCCTACAGACACTGTCTACGATATAGATACTAGATCACCTGATTCTCGACTTGATTCTAGGTTTAGCGATTTTGCACCTACTAAAACAACTACTGTTTTTGATATTGATACAAGATTTTCTCCCTCAATAGATGACACAGAGTTCACAGGAGTTACTAGTGGTAGAGCTAAAGAAGCACTAAGAGATGCTGCAGATCGTTCAGCAAGGATGCAAGAATTAGAACGACAAGATAAAAAATCTTCTCAATTTGGAACGTTTACTGAAAGTGATTTTCAACCTAGAGATATGTCAGAGGGAAGTCAGACTTCTGACGAGGTAGTAGTCGATGATAGACCTGAAGACGAAAAAGGACAAAAAAATCAAGATTATAGTATGACTTTTGCTGATGACGCAGCAAGTTCCGACACTGGAGGTGGAGATAAGATAGTCTGTACAGCTATGAACAACGCATATGGTTTTGGATCATTTAGACAAACAATTTGGTTAAAGCACAGTCGCAACCTAGACCCTGCATATCAAATTGGATATCATAAATTATTCAGACCTCTAATTAAGTACGCCTACACTGAAGATAGTCTACCTAATAGGATAGTAAAAAAATGGTTAGAGGGTGTAGCAAAAAGACGTACTGCTGACATTTGGCTACAACAACGAGGTAACAAAAGACACTTAGGTGGTAGAATTGAAAGAGCAATACTAGAACCAATCTGTTACATTGTAGGAAAACTATGAACCCTAAAGATATTGAAAACTTAATAAAACAACGATACGGTAAAATGTCAGAAGAAGACAAAGAAGTTATTCGTGATATGTTTTACAGTGATACAGCAGGACCTGTTCTTCGTAGGTTTATGGGAGGTTCAATAGCTAATAGTTTTAAATTACGTAAGCCAAAGAAAATGGCTATAGGCACACGAGTTATGCAAGAACCTACAACTATACAAGCTCCGGGATATATAGGTGGGTATAATCCTCAAGCTACACCCCAGCAGACCATAGCTGACGATAAGCCGATGGATGCCAAAGACGGAGACTACATTATCAATGCCGCAGCAGCTGAGTTTGCAGGAAAACAAGACATACAAAGAATGATCAATAGTGCTGTGTCAAATTTACAAGAGAAAGGGGTTGACTTACGCTTTGGAAATCCTACAATAAGTATAAAGGACAATGTAAAATTACTTGTATCTCAAAACGAAGTTTTTATTCCAAAAGAAATTGCAAAAGAAATAGGGTATGACCGTTTAGGTAAGATAAACAATCGAGGTAAAAAAAGAACACAAGAGATACAGCAACAAGTAGCTAAAAGAGAAAATACTCCAACAAACGCTGTTAGAGCTGCAGAAGGTACTAAAGTTGAAAAGCAAGCAGGCGTAGTTGACGATACTAAACAATTTATTCAAGATAGAGTTTTACCATTATTCGGTATAGGTGGGCAGGGCGATCTACCATCAGAGAAATACACTCCTAGAATTAAAAAACCAAAGCCTGAAGTGCAAGAAGGATTTGCACAACCCCCAAAACTCCCTGTAGATTTAGAAAAGACTCGTGCAGAAAAACGTAAATTCTTTGATCTTGTAAAAGGTGCAGTAAACATGCAAGAGGGTGGGGTAAAAGTTAAAGGGTACATACCATCACGAAATGGTATGCCAATAGGTAAAAGTGGAGTTACAATAGGCAGAGGTGTTGATTTAGGACAACACACTGCAAAAGAATTACAAACTATTGGGTTTAGTGACGGGATGATTGAACGGTTTAAACCTTTTATTGGAAAACAAGGCTTGGCAGCTAAGAGAGCTTGGGAAAAGTCTGGTAAAAAGTTACAACTAAGTTCAGAAGATGCTGAGTATATAAGTGATATGATGTTGTATCACAAGATGGAACAATTTGATAAAAGGTTTACCAAGTTAAAAAATATAGCTAACCCAAGAATGAAGGCAGTGTTAGTTGCTGAACATTTTGGTGGTCGTTTAGGATTAGATATATATAAACCCTTTAGAGAAGCTATGGCTAAACCCAATGCTAATCTTGCACAAGCTTATCAAACACATGTACACAAAAATCCTAAGTTTGGTAAAAAAAGTAGTTACATGAAAAATGGTGCAAACAATTTAATGACTTGGTTTAATAAAGTTCCGGGAGTAGATATAAAGAGTGTTGACCCTAAACAAATACAAATTAAAAAGTTAGATACTTTACCAGAAATTAAAAAGCGACCCTCTAATATTATACCAGAAACTAAACTTAAACCTAAACAAATTATACCAGAAAAACAGATTATACCAGAAACTAGACCGTTTGATACCCAAGACGAATATGGGAATCCTAGAGAGTCAACTAGTTTTATGGGGTAAATTCGTCAGCTACCCAGTAATATCACTGGCCCTGACATCCGAAGCAGCTACCCACAGCCATGTGGCACTGCAATAAATGAGGTAATAACAATGGCAACACAAGTAAAAGGTGCGAGAGCAAACAAACCAAATGACTCCTTTGGAGTAGTTAACAATCCAAATCTTTACAAAAATAAATATCGTGAAGATGTGGATAAGGATGACGATGATATAGAAACACCAGTAGAAGCTCAAGACCCCACTGAAGAAGTGGCTACTCAAGGAGCAACTGAAAGTTTTGCAGAAGCTAAAGAGGATCACGATTACAAAAAACGTTATGATGATTTAAAAAAACATTATGATAGTAAACTTAATGAGTTTAAAAGTGAACGTGAAGAATTAGCAAGTGAGCTTAGATCAATAAAAGCTCGTGTTCAGGAAATGCCAAGAGGAACAACTCCTCCAAAAACTATGGAAGAACTCGAAGAGTTTAAAGAACGTTATCCTGATGTTTTTGAAGTGGTAGAAACTGTAGCAGGAGTTCAGACTGAAGCCAAAGTTGCAAAATTAAGAGAAGAAATAGCATCTGTCAAAGAAAGAGAAAAATCTCTTAAAAAGGAAAAGGCGTATGAAGAATTACTTCGTACACATCCTGATTTTGGTGAGTTAAAAACTGAAGATAAATTTCTTCAATGGCTCGATGATCAACCTGAACAAATTAGCGATGGTATTTATAAAAATAATACTGATGCAAAATGGGCAGGCAAGGTTATATCCCTTTACAAAGCAGAGATGGGCATATCTACTAAAAAATCTACTACCAAATCTAGTGGGAATGATGCAGCAGCTACGGTTACTAAGACTCAACCAAAAGAAGTTGCAGTATCTGATCAAAAAGGAAAGATTTGGAAGATGTCCGACATCGCCAGACTGAAATCGTGGGAGTTTGAGAAATTTGAAAAAGAAATCGATCAAGCACGAGCAGAAGGGCGAATAACTCAATAACTAACCTCAAATAGAGGAAGGATAAGAAAATGGCTTTTGATACAGCTGCAGGGTACGCTAACTTACCGTCAGGTAACTTTGCTCCCTCAATTTTTAGCCAAAAAGTTCTTAAGTTCTTCCGTAGAGCTTCGGTTGCAGAAGATATTACGAATACCGACTATACTGGCGAAATTGAAAACTTTGGCGACACTGTTAACATTATAAAAGAACCAACACTTACTGTGTCAGCGTACACAAGAGGTTCTGTGGTTAACGCACAAGACTTGGCAGACGATCAGATAACAATGACCGTTGACCAAGCAAATGCTTTTGCATTTAAAATCGATGACATCGAAGAAAGACATTCACATGTCAACTTTGAAGCATTAGCAACTTCTTCAGGTGCTTTTGCTCTAAAGAGAAAATTCGATGCCAACATACTACAGGCTATGTCAGACGGTGCAGGTATTGCTGGTGCTGACGATGCAAGTTTATCAGGTGGATTAACAACTACTAATTCAGCTTTAGGTACAGCATCTGCTCCAATTAACGTGGAAGCTGATGATGCAGGTATCAACCTCATGCTATTAATGGCTAGAGTGCTTGATGACCAGTCTGTGCCAGAAGAGAACAGATGGTTTGTTGCTCCTCCAATCTTCTACGAGAAGATGTTTCAAGCAGGTAACAAGATGGCAGAAGTACAGGTAACTGGCGATGCGTCTTCAAACCTAAGAAACGGACTTGCAACTCCGGGTACACTTGCAGGATTCAGATGCTACAAGTCTACTGCATTAAATAGTACAGCAGGTACTGACCAAGTAACATTATCAGGTGTCGCTACAGACGCTTCTGAGAACGTTATTATGGCAGGACATATCTCTAGTACTTCTACAGCGTCTCACATCGCAAAGACTGAAGTGGTACGTTCAACTGAATCATTCTCTGATGTCGTTAGAGGACTACACGTTTTTGGTCGAAAAGTTTTAAGACCAGAATCAATAGTTCGTGGCGTCATAGATTTTGCGTAAGGGGGATTAATTAATGACTGATTATAATCATACCATCGCAGGTGGTGGAACTGTAGGACATCCGGGCAATGTGCCAAGACCTTACATGGTTCAATCAAGAATCTTTGATGCAGCCGACCAAAATCTTTCTGCAAATGACGTTGTAAAGATGATCGACGTGCCAGATAACACAATTGTTATCGGTGGATGTCTTGACGTTCTTGAAGCAGGTGGATCAGGTTTAACTTACGATGTTGGTTTAAGTACTGACATTGATGCGTTTGCTGACGGAGTAGATGGTAATGCTGATGCGATATACCAGTTTAATTTAAAAGCTGCAGGTATCAACACAGTTATCGCTGCTGACGCAATCCAAGTTAAAGCATTGGGTGCAGGCGTTACTGCAGGTCGTTTCAGAGTCATAGCAATTATGTGTGACATTGGAACAGGTCCAAAGCAGACTGCTAGTGTAACAACTGGTACGTAACAACTAACTTCGGGAGGGCAGGGCAACTTGCCCTCTTGATAATTATGAGGTAACAATGTCTGAAAAAGGTACAATGAAAGGTCACACCATCAAAGGTGGTCATAAACGCCCAACTAAGTCGGGTGCAGGTATGACTAAAAAAGGTGTAGCTAAGTACAGAAGGGATAATCCCGGATCAAAGCTTAAGACAGCAGTTACAGGTAAAGTAAAGAAAGGTAGCAAGGCTGCCAAACGTAGAAAGTCCTATTGTGCAAGAAGTGCAGGACAAATGAAAAAGTTTCCTAAAGCGGCAAAAGACCCGAACAGTCGTTTAAGGCAGGCAAGAAGAAGATGGAAATGTTAGCAACAATTAATTTTACAATGTTTAAGATATTAAACAAAATAAGCAATAAATTCTACAGACAATACGTAAAACAGTTACATAAGTCACAAGGGAGAATTTGATGGAGAATATGGTATTAGATGCGTGGAATGATTTATCGTACCTAGAAGGTGCGTTGTTTACTGCGTGGTTATTTATTCTGTACTACGGTAAAGTGTGGATTGACAGTAGGTTTACTAAAAAGGGATGCACATGCTCACAGCGTTAATAGGACCTATAGCCAATCTTGCAGGTTCTTGGATGAACAGCAAGGTAGAAAAAGTTAAGGCTGATGGTCAAGCTAAAGTAGCACAAGCTAGAGCTAAAGCAGTTGTTGCAGAGAAAGTAGCAACAGGCGAGGTAGCGTGGGAAAAGTCTATGGCTGATGCCACAGATGCAAGTTGGAAAGATGAATTTGCTTTAGTTGTTCTCCTTGCTCCAGCAATTTTAGTATTCATACCTAGTATGACAGAATACGTAAGAACAGGCTTTGAAGTACTCAATACTCTGCCTGATTGGTATCAGTACCTTTTATTTATAGCTGTAAGTAGCTCATTTGGAATTAAAGGTGTAGGACAAGCAATGAAACTAATGGGGAAGAAATAATGAAAGGCGTAAAACACTAT